GTTATTACTGGATTTGTCAATGTCACTGAACCTTTGCTTGGTCTTTCTCCTTTTATTTACGGAGAACCTGAATACAATAAACAAGGTTTAGTTGGTATTAATGCTATGTCTTTTGTTTTTAATATTGATAGTTCTTGTAAGCGTTTTTGGTCTACTGCTAATCCTTATACTTATAATGTTTCTTTAGGAACTCAAGCACAGCAAAATCCATTTACTAATTGTAGAATGCTTATGAATTTTCTTTCAACTCAACCAACTGATTTGATTTCTGCCAAGAATGTTGTTCCTTATATGGATTTGCCTAGATATTTATCTCTTCAATCTGCTACTGGTCCATTAGCATCAGGTGCTACTGCTATTCTCAATTCTCAAAATATTCAAATTAATCAATTGCCTGATTATTTTATTATTAGTGTAAGAAAACCAATGGCTCAACAAACGGTTCAAGATAGTTCAACATTTTTGAAAATTAATTCTATTTCAGTAAATCTTAATAACACATCAGGTTTATTGTCATCTGCTACTCCTCAGGATTTATGGAGAATTTCAGTCAATAATCATTCTCAACAATCTTGGGCAGAATTTTCAGGACAAGTTTCTGTTGCTGCCGCTGGTGGTGTAGGTGCTCTTATTCCTACAACTGGTTCATTGCTAATTTTGAACCCTGCTTATGACTTGTCTTTGCCTGATTATTTGAGTTGCGGTTCAATCGGTCAATACAATTTCCAATTCCAAGTTTCTGTTACGAATATTGATCCTAATCAATTAACTCCTGAAATTTGTATTATTTGCGTGAATTCTGGTGTATTTACTACTTTGTCAGGTTCATCGAATATCTTTACTGGAATTTTGACTAAACAGATGGTTCTTGATGCTAAAACATCTGAAGAAGCAGTTGACCCTGTTACTTCTGTTCAATACAAGAGATATGTAGGAGGTGCTCTTTTGAATAGAGTTGCCTCTGCTGTTAAACATATGCCAAAACAAATGAGACGTAAAATTGGTATGGGAGTTGGTGCTCAATCTATGGGTGCTGGAGTTATTCTTGGTGCTGGTGTTCACACTGGTGGAAGACGTGGTAAATCTCGTTTGGATGAACTTTGTAGATAAATTATAAATAAAAAAAATTGATTTAGAAACATATTGTATAATACATTATAATACAATATGCCTCGTTTGCCTATCAATTATTCAAATACTATTATTTACAAATTGGTTTGTAATAACCCTACAATTACTGATGTGTATGTAGGTCATACAACAGATTTTATAAGAAGAAAAACTAACCATAAATGTAGATGTAATACTGAAAAAAATAATGGTTATAATTGTTATGTCTATCAATTTATAAGAGATAATGGTGGTTGGGATAATTGGTCTATGGTTGAAATTGAAAAATATTCTTGTAATGATATACGCGAAGCAGAAGCAAGAGAAAGACATTGGTTAGAAACTCTTGGAGCAACATTAAATATGGTTGTTCCTACGAGAACAAGGCAAGAACATCGGCAAGAAAATAGAGATAAAATTAATGAATATGAAAGAAAAAATTATTATAAAAATAGAGAGAAAATTAACGAAAAAAAAAAAGAAAAAATTGTATGTGAGTGTGGAGCAGAAACAACAAAATCTCATTTATCAAGACATTGTAAATCATCAAAACATTTAGAATATTTAAAAAGTATTAAATAATTTATAATTTTATTTTTCATAAAATAATATTATAGTAGTATATATATAATGTGCGCGGCAAGATCATACAACTTAGCTTTTGATAATATTTATAACCAAAAAATTGCTGATGTATTGAAAAAATATGATATGAATCGTGATACGAATGGTGAACCTGATTTAATGATGTATGCTAATTCACGAATGGTTGGTGGTGGTCATCCTCATATGGTTCATATGGGAGTTCAAGAAGATTTACCATACACACCATTACCAAGACCTAACAGACCTGGTTTAGCTCGTAGAAGATATATGGGTGAAATGACAGGTGCTGGAAGACCTCCAGGTGGTGTTAGTCCTTATGTAGAACCATTAGCACCTAATGATTTAATTGATCCTGGAACAATGGCAGCATATCCTATTTATAATGCTTTAGAAATGAAATCCATTGGTGGAGCATGTTGCCGTCCTTGTATGATGGATATGAAACCAAATGTTGTTGTTGTTGAGAAAAAAGTTGGTGGTAAAAGAAAATCATATGGTAAAAAAGTTTTAGGTGATGTTGGTAAAATAGGAAAAGAAGTTGGAACTACTGTATTAAAAGATTTAGCAAAAGAAGCAATTAAATCAGCATTTAAACCTGGAGCAAAACCAACTGGTGGAAAACGAGGAAGAAAAAAACGCGAAACTGAAATGAAACCTGAACCTGATCCTGAACAAATGTTTACAGAAATTCAACAAGGTGGAATGTTTATGGGAATGAATGACAAAAGAGATGATGAAGAAAAAAAAGATGATGCTAAAAAGGCTCAAAAAACTGTCAAGAAAACTGTAAAAAAAGTATTTGGTGGAAAAGCAAGCGCAAGCAGAGCAAAAAGAGCAGAAATTGTTAAAAAAATTATGAAAGAAAAAGGAATGAAGATGACAGATGCTAGTCGTTTTGTTAAAGAAAATAATTTATATTAGGGTTGTTTTTAATATATATACCTATAAAACCAACATTAATTAAAGCGGAATATTAATGAAATTATTATATAATATTACTATATAATAATGCCTTCTATTCCAAGATATAATCAAAAAAGCACCAACGATTTAAACTACGCAAAAAGAAGAATAGTAAATTTAGAAAAACAAGGGATTGCCAAGTTGAAAGGATTAACTGTTGTTGCCGAAGATGCTGATAAAATAGTAGATTTATTAGTTAAAGGTATTGAAGATTTAGTGGTATTAATTCAAAGACTTTTTGGATTTTTAGAAAACTTTGAAGAAATGTTTCCTGGTGGAGGAATAGCATTTAATTGGGAGTTAATTAATCCACTTGAAAGACCAAAAGTTATAGGACTTGCTATTACTTCTAATTTACAACTGAAAAGAATTGTTAGATTAGCAATATCTTTAAAAAAAATATTTAATTTTACTTCAGCAGAAAAAATGCAAAGATTAAAAAATACAGTAGAAGATTTTGAAAATATTGTTGAACCTTATATTGAAATGATGATGTCAATATTGAAAAAACCACCTACATTTGATGCTAATGAGGTTGGAAGTGTAGTTAGCGATTTGTCTCAAGATTTAATTTTTGATGATGAAACTGAAGATTATGACCCATTTGATGTTGATAATTGGTTAAATGATGCTACAAGAGATTTTGTAGATCATGGAATAGATTTATTAAGAGATTATATAGGACCTCAAGATGATGATGACAGTGATTTTCAAACTGCAAGACCACCAAGGTCTCGTGCTTCATCTCGTCCATCTCGTCCATCATTTCAGCCATTTCTTACTTTTCAAGGTGAAACTGATAAAAGACAATATAAAAAAATTAATGAAGAAATAAAGAAAAATGTTAATGAACTTTTTAGAATTTTTAATTTTATTTTTAATAATTACAATGAAGCAAGGAATGCTCTTCAAGAACAAGTAAAAAGTAGAAATGAAGAAATGAAGCAAGAATATACTGGTGGTTCAAAGCGTGTGTATTCAGTTGGAAATAAATATGCTGAACAAATGTATAATCAAAGTGGAATGTATAAATAAATGTTTGTAATATATATGGTTTGTTTTTAAGGATATATATAAAAAACAAAGGCGTAAAGGCGTAAAGTCTTTCCTTAAATCAAAACTTTTTTTTATTTTGACTTTCAACTTTTATTTTTATTTTGAATTTTTTTCTTTTTTTTTTCCATGCAGGACTTTTGATTTAAGACACGACTTTACGCCTTTACGCCTTTGTTTTTTATATATATACCTATTCATTTTACTTTTTACGCCCTTATAAAAATAATAATAAAATTCTTAATGTGTTTGTAATATATATGGTTTGTTTTTAAGGATATATATAAAAAAAACCCAAAAACCCAATTTTTGCCCCGTTTTCCAAAAAGTCTTTTGAATTTTTTTTTCAGTCTTCTATACCCTTTTCCGGAATCGGGGCAAGATTTGCTCCTTTGCTCCATTTTTTAT